CGCTGCCTATCCTGGTGGTGATGGCGTGTCTTTGTTGAACTCTGCTCACCCCTTGGTGAACGGTGGCACAAACGCCAACACTCCTTCCACAGCGGCTGACTTGAACGAGACTTCTCTTGAAAATGCCGTCATTCAGATCGCTGCTTGGACAGACGAGCGTGGTCTTTTGATCGCCGCACGCCCCAAGAAGTTGATTGTTCCTCCAGCACTAATGTTTGTTGCAACACGTTTGCTCGAAACAGAATTGCGTGTTGGCACAAACAACAATGACATTAACGCTCTCAAGAACAACGGTTCAATCCCTGAAGGTTATACCGTTAACCACTTCTTGACCGCAACTAATGCATGGTTCTTGACCACAGACGTTCCAAATGGCTTGAAGCACTTTGAGCGTACACCTCTCCAGAATTCAATGGACGGGGACTTCGACACCGGAAATGTGAGATACAAGTCTCGCGAACGCTATAGCTTCGGCTGGAGTGATCCTCTCGGAATCTATGGTTCATATTGATTAAATTAAACATTTAATTAATTAAAGGGGGCTTCACAAGAGCCCCTTTTTCTCGTACTATAATTACCTGTATCGTAATCAAGGAGTACACATGGACTACCCAGCCACAAGAGCAGAGGCAAAAAAAATCGGCAGTAAGTACTATTTCACTGGACAACCCTGCAAACATGGGCATATCGCTTTGCGTAAAACAAAAGGCTCATGTCTTGACTGCCTAAAGGTGGAGTGGGATAAAGGCAATGAAACCAGAGCAGAATACTTTAAACAATATAATCAATCCGAGGCGTCTCAAAAGGCCAAGAAAGAATATTACGAGCGCAATAAAGAACAAGTAATTGCAAGGGCGGCAGCTCGACCTGTCGAGCAACGGCGTTTACATAGAGAAAAATACAAAACACAAAACCCTGAGTTGTATAAAGCTCTTAACAGTGTACGCAAACGTAGGCATAAGAACGCCACACCCAAGTGGATAACGCCAGAACAAAAGCTGGCCATGCGAAATCTGTATTTAAAGGCGCAAGAGCTCAGTAAAATAGCTGGGCAAAGGTATGTAGTTGACCATATTATTCCGCTCATCTCAGAGTCTGTATGTGGCCTACATGTGCCTTGGAATCTGCGTGTTATTACGCAAGAAGAGAATTTAAAAAAGTCTAACAAACTTGTTGACACCATGCGTGTATAGTGTATATTGTAGGTTGTCTGGGATTTTTTCTCTTGTTGCCAGCCCGCCCAGGGGTCACGATGCAACGATTAACAAGAGACTTTTGCATAAGGAATTATCATGGCACGCAGTACATTTGACGGCCCAATCATAAGCGGTGATAACCGTTTCGGCCCCCTTCGCGATATTGGATATACAGTTTTAGAGCAAGACTGCTATATTGATTTGTCAAACACAACTCTTGGTACTGCTGGCTACAGTGGTGGTTCAGGACAGTTTGTTTCTTCCAATACCATTCCCAATTTGCAGGGCGTTGTCTATACACCCAATTCTACGTTTGTCGCTACTGGCCCAACCGTACAGACTCTACCTGCTGATACTTCTACTCAGGTGTATCGTGGTGTGGTAATGTATGTGCCCATTAATAGCCAAATCATTACTTTTGATATTGACTATATCTCTGCCATCACTGGCGAGAGCGGCGCAACATTGAGTAATGTGAGCGTGTTTGTTTCTAACAATTACACTGCTGGTGGCGGAACACCTGTTTACGCTACTGCTGCTCTTGGCACAACCACAGTGGGTACTGCTGGTCGTCAAACCATCACTTTCACTGGCACAAATTTGTTGAACATGACTGCCACAACTTCGGATATTCAAAACCCCCAAGTTGGTACACAGCCTAGCTTCTTCTCTCAAGTTGTGTTTACATTGTCCATTACTGGTACAAGTGTTGCGGCTCCTACTGGCGGTAAGTTCAACTTTACAATGCGCTACGCACAGAACGACCCCAATATTGGCAACTTGACAACTTACCCCTACGGTAACTTCGACTGATCTTCTGGGGGCTTCGGCCCCCGTCTTTAATTAAGGAGATTATTCATGGCACAAAGTCCAAATGGTGTACCCAGCACGGGCAACATCGTTAATTCAATTACAAGACAAGCGCTTTACGAACCGTTTGATTTACAGGTTGCGCGTGGCCAAATTTACGGACATAGTGTCCTGAACATTTATGGCTATCAATCAGCAGTAGGCACATCGTTTGTTCCTGTGTGGGAAGGCAATACCACCTACACTTTTCCATCGTCTGCAATTCAAATGCACGTTGCTAGTTCTGTTAACAGTGGCGATGACAAGACAAATACGTTTGTTCTTATCAATGGGCTGGATGCAAACTATAACCAAATTTCTGAAACTATAAAGCTGAACGGAACGACCGCTGTGACTACAGTGAAATCGTACCTCCGTATCAATAGCATGTCAGTAACCACCGGCGCACCCACTGGTAACATCACGCTAAAAGATACATCTGATACAACTTTGTATGCGGAAATTTTAGCTGGCAACGGTCGCACTTTGATGGGCATCTATACCGTACCTGCGGGCTATACGTTTTATTTAAGCCGTATTGACATCAATACTAGCTTGAATGCTAATCCTGCTGGTTTTGCGACGTATCAAAATTACCAAACAACTAACACTGGTGTATCCACTGTTACGATCATTGCTCCGTTTACAAACAACTACCATACGCAACGGGTCATGCCCAGAGCTGTGGCGGAAAAAACGGACATCCAATTGCAAGCAAAAGCCAGTACTGGTACTGCGGCCTTAACGGTTTCGCAAGAGGGCTATTTGATTTTGAATGGTTAATCATGGCAACTCCAGCATGGCAAAGAGCGGAAGGGAAGAACAAGAATGGCGGGCTAAACGCCAAAGGAAGAGCGTCAGCCGCGAGGGAGGGGATGCATTTAAAGCCTCCTCAACCCGAGGGCGGATCAAGGAAGACGTCTTTTTGCGCCAGAATGTCAGGAATGAAAGCCAAGCTGACTTCAGAGAAGACAGCCAAAGATCCAAACAGTCGGATTAACAAAAGCCTTCGGGCTTGGAATTGTGCTGATGGCTGTGCCATTAGAGGACATACCAAAGGAAGGATAATCTAATATGGCTACTAAACCAATATCTTATGCAACACCCCAGGAATTGGTTGAGATGCTTGCGGGTCCAGAAAAGGACGTTGCAGATATTCCAATGGGTAGCAACAAGTTGTCACCCAAAGAGATGTATAGAGCTATTCAGAATGACGTTAACAGTGTCACAGGAAAAGGCAAATATATTATTGGAAAGTATCCTGGCGCAAGACAAGATGCAATGGATCGCGTTAATGAAGATTCTGATGTTGGTAGATTTGCAGCTCCCGGAATGGGAGATCAAGGTCAATTTGCCGGATCAAGCGGATCTGAGGGGATGAAAAAAGGCGGCAAGATTAAACATTATAAAAGCGCATCTGCGGCTGTTAAGGCGGCTGAAAAACGCGGTGATAAAAGTATCACAATAAAGTTTAAACAAACCAAAACATCTAAACGTGGCGATGGAATTGCTCAACGCGGCCATACCAGAGGAAGGATGAGATAATGCCAAGCACAAGCGCAAAACAACACAGATTCATGGAGGCGGTGGCTCACAATCCATCGTTCGCCAAGAAAGTAGGGGTCCCTCAAAATGTGGGGCAAGAGTTCAGTAAAGCGGACAAAGGCCGCACATTTAAACAAGGTGGAAATATGGAAAAGCACGAAATGCATCATCATCACATGAAAATGGCTCATCATCACTTGAAAGAAGCGATGAAACACGGCGGTCATGTTAAAAAAATGGCTACCGGTGGAGTCACTGGAATGCACGGTGTTGAAGAGAAAAAAGGTATGACTACAGCCAAAATGGCCAAAGTCAAAGAAGGCGGTAATAAGCGTTTTGGCGAGCACTCTGTTCAAGAGCGCGGTCACACCAGAGGCATGGAGCCTAAAATGGCTGGTTCAACAACCGGTATGAAGCGCGGTGGTAAGACCATGATGAAACGCGGCGGCAAAGCTTGTTAAGGAATAATTATGAAACACCCAGAACACGAAAAACACATTCTTCCCGCTGGTCATGAGCATCATCATGAAACCAAGCATCATGTACATCACATGAAGGAGCATGAAGCTAATGGACATGTTCATCATCATCACCACTACGGAGAGCATGCTGCTGGCCATCACAAGCATCATGAAATCGTAGAGCACATGCATAAGCACCAAGAATCCAAATAAGGAGACTATCATGCCAATGA